GTACCAATTATATGTTTTTGCCTATCACTTGTAATTCTATACACAGTGTTATTGAATGTTCCATATAATTGTGGGTTAAAATCAGGTCCTGGTCCAGTTGAACTCCAATAAAGACCTCTACATCCTACACCAGATGTTCCAAATGTTGCTGCACTTGTGGTACCTTCAACAGACCTTAATATTGTGTCTGTATAATTATCTTCAGTTTCAATGGTTTCAGAATATAAGTTATCAGATAATGCTGGTGAGACCATATTGACATCACTAACATAACTTCCACCAAGAAAGTTTGGCATTAATATTCCTTGATTAGCCATTTAATACCTCAAATTTAATATTTTTGAATTTAGTTTTACCAGATGAAACACATGATTTCAAACTTGATAAATTTACATTAAACTTTTTATGAGCTTCAACTATTGTATACTTTAAACCATCAATCTTAGATTCAATATCTAATCCACCCATAGATTTTGGTAGAATATGGTGTAATTCAAAACCTTTCATTCTATTAGTTCCTCTAAGATGGCCTCTGTTGCATATATCATGATAAATTTTATATAAGTTCATAGTTTACCACGAATGAGGTGAGAATAAGTTGTAATAATTTCTAAGAGGTCCTCTACTTCCATCACCAGAATATGTTATAATTTTATCAATATTATTTCTTGATGTGATACCATTAAGTGTTGCATCTACATTTCGTTGGATCATTGCAATGGCTTGAGGGTCAACTTTATATCTGTTCATTAAAACCACTGCAAGCATATTCTTAAACAAATCATTATATTCATTTGGTATATCAATAATATCATTGATAGTAACTTCTTGAATTGGTGTATTGAATATAATCACCAAGTTTGAACCAGCAGATGGATTAATATCATAAACAAATCTTCCATTAGGCCATGTTCTATCATATGAAAACAAACAAGGTGTTCCATTTGCTGTTGCAACTGATTTAAAACCAAATATTGATTCATAAGATACACGTTTTAATTCAGTAAGTAATGATGTTGAAGAATTTCTAAAATAAACTTTTGAAACAAGAACTGGTGTTTCATTTGTAATATCACAACCAGATAGACCAATTGTGTATGTATCTTTTGGTGTAGTAATTACTTGTGATATTGTTGTTCTTGTAAATGGTAGATAATTATTCAAATTACATTGGTATATGACATCATTGAGTTCATTAATACCAACATTTGTTTGTGCACCATTAGGAACTGATATTTCACCAACTATTGAAGCTGTTCTATATGCATCGATTATTAAATTTTTTATATTAAGCATGTTACCCCACTAATTATAATCGTATTTATAAAAAGAAAAAGAGGAACCATTTCTGATTCCTCTTTTATTTTAACTTTACTAACTTAGTCGATCTGGACCATCGCGATACGGTTCAATTTAGGCTGAACCATTTCAGAGGCATATGGCATATCGAAGCGATAAGTAGCGTCACGAGTAAGCACGTTACCAATAGCAGCACCTTCGATCTTGAACTTACCAACAGATTCAGAAAGTTCTTCAGCTCCTGGAAGAGATGGGAACTTATATGTATCAAAGGCCAAAGCATCATTATCACGAACCTGGATTACGCGATAAGTCTTACTTGGAACCATCGAACCTGTGATTGCAACACCAGCAGTTAATGCACTTGTAGACACATTCTTAGCAGCACCCTTTGTGAAGTATACTGGATTGATTGTGCAAGTAGCTATACCAGCAGTACAGACAGCATCAGCAGTTAAGATTACAGCATAGTTTTCTTGAGTAGCAACACCATTCAAGTCAACAGTCTTAACACCAGCAACATTAACAACAGTTCCTTTCTTCATTGTAGAAGCGGAAGTGATTGTTGCATTAGCAATGACCAAAGTTGTTACACCATCTGTATTAACTGTTGAACTTACTGTACAACCAGTAACGTTAGCTGTGAAAGTTCCCATTGTGTATGCAGGAATTTCAGTGATTTCTTGCCAATCAGCAGCAGCAAAGCGACCAATCGAAGCATCACCAAAAGAGGACTTAGCATATTCAGAAGGAGCCTGGAACTGATTTGCACCACCAGCGATGATGATTGCAGCATCTTCAGGATGGAACCAACCAGTGAGTTTTCCACCAGCTTTGATTCCACGAAGTTTAGCAGCAAGAGCACCCATAACTGAGAACGTAGCGGAGGTTGCAACAACAGCGCCATCAGCCTTCAAGATTGTACGTTCAACAGTTTCTTTCTGAGCAAATGCACCAACAGTACGTCCAAGTGGAATAGCAATTTCATCAGAGAACGATTCGATGTCAACTGTACGGTTAAGAGTTGTGAGATCAACACCAGTCTTTGCATTGCGAAGAGTAACATCAACCTGTTTCTGATTAGAAGTACGGTCATCAGAAGTGATGTCAACACCAGCAGTAGCAACACCTGGATCTGGGATATACATTGAATATGTTGAACCATTTTTCTTTCCTTCGATGTCACCAGCAAAGTAAGATTTAGATGCTTCAAGATAAGGAGCGACTGTCTTTACAACAGCAGCGAACAATTTGATTTTCTTTCCATTAATAAAATTCGTAGCCATAATTATCTACCTCGTATGTATCTCAAAACTTCCGCATCTTCTTCAGCTTTAGATAGTTTTGAGCTTGTGTTATTTGAACCAAGTGAACCAAGTTTACCTAAAATTGGTGCACTAACTTTTTTGTCTAAACTATTTATAACAGGCTCAACTTTTTTCTTTGACAAGTTGGATTTGATTTCACGTTCAAGCAACTTTAACTCAACCTTTTTATCCAATACATCACGCATGTCATAGATTTCCTTTAATTTTTCTGGATAACCAATGAGATATTGCAATACTAGTGGACCAATATTTGAATCATCAATGAATGTTCTAATTGTCTGTTCCTTATTTTCATTCTTAAGGAAACCATCAAGACCCATATCAATTGCCTGAGATACCATGTCATTATATAACTTTTTATCTTCAGGTCCTTCGAATAATGTCTCAACTTTTTCAACAATTGCAGTTCTTTTAGATTCAACTATCTTTTGTGATTCTAATGTTTCTAATTGCTCTTTGCGAAGTTCATTCTTAATCTTATCAATTCGTTGTTGATCTTCCCATTCTTTAAACTCTTCAACAGTATCAAAATTATCTTGAGTAACTTTTACTTCAGGTTTAGCTAATGATTTCTTAAGGTTTTCGAGTTCAAGTTTAATCGCATTCATTTCTGCTGAATGTTTCTTTTCTTGTTTACCCCATTCCTTTCTAAAAGCATATTCCTGTTTTTGTTTCTCAGTCAATTCTTGTTTCTTAACTGTTTCAGGTTTCTTTTCATCCTTAGACGTTTCAGATGGTTCTTTTACGTCGGTCTCGTTTTCATTACTTGTGGTTTCATCCTTCACTGATTCACTGCCAAGGTCCTCAGATTCATTTGAAACATTTTCATTACTTGATTCCTTAACATCTTTTGTTGGCTCAGGCGTGTTAGTTTCCTGATTCAATGCTTTTCGTTTATCGTCAGCATCTATGATTTTCATTAAATGGTCAAGACTCATGTGAATCTCCTTATCTTGCATTTGATTTAAAATTCATTAGGACGATGCAAGTTACCTTCCTAATGAATTATTTATATCTTTAAACTTGTGGTATTCCTTTGGTGAGTGAAAATAATGGTTTATTTTGTGACATCATCTTCTCTCTCCAAACTTTTTCATCTTCTGCAGCTTTTAATTGTAACTCTAAAATCTTTTTATCAGCATCAGCAAGTAATTTCTTTGATAATCTTTCATCAGCAGAATTTTCCTTGATAATGGTTTCTTGTAAAGATGCACGATTCTTCATTTCCTGGATAAGAACCATATTTTTAGAATCATTCTCTAATTCTAAAATTACAGCTTGTTGTTGTGCAAGAGTTGTTTGGTCTTTTGTAACTTGTGCAGTAAGAGTATCAATCTGTGCACTCATCTGGTCCATTATAACCTTTGCTGCTGGGTCTTCTGCAATGTTAACCTTCAATTCAGGTGGAAGCATTTGATAAAGTTCTTTACTCAAAACATCAGCAAAATCATTATCCATTGTACCTGCAATCTTCTGAGCAACAAGTGGTTTCATATTTTCAGGAAGGATTTGTGAAAGTGCAATGAGGTCTTTTCTAGATTCAATCTTTGTGGTGATTAATTCTGGACCATCATTAACATCAACTTCATAATCTGAAACTTTTATATTATTAAATTCATCATCATATTGTTTGATGAAGTACATAAGAATTCTACCAATATGTTTGATGGAAGACTTAGCATTTTCATAATAATGTGACTGATTAGATTCTGCACTTCTACTTCTCATGAGAACAGATTCTGCAGTTTCTTGTGCACCAACAGAACCTACAATACCAGTTTGAGGCATACCAATAATTAAACTCATATAATTAAGGTTTGCATCAATTTGTGAACTAAGGTCTTGAGTCTGAACTGCATTGTTAATTGGATTTGGTTGTGCAACTGGATTACCTTGTTCATCCTTATCATTGAAAATAATAAGTGGATTAAAAGTCTTATCCATATTTTCATAGTATTCTTCATTACCTCTAACTGCAGATTTACTTGCAAAGAATAATGGTTTAGGTGCCTTTGCAATACGTTCACGCAATAATGACACCATGTAATTAATATTTTTAGCAACTGGTTTAGCTTTATCTACAATTCCAAAGTAAGATTTCTTTCCTTCACGGAACTTTTCTTCACCTTTCATAGGAACAATTGGAATAAAAGGACATTCAAGTTCACCTGATGCAACAATTTTATCACCAATCATCTTGAAAAATTCAACAGATACTACATTTTTATCACCAACTTTTGTACGTATTCTTCTAAAATAAGTAACCAATGCAAGACATCCATCTGGTGTTCTCCATGTTTCACCAAAGTTTGCAACCAATGGCATCCTATATTTCATGTCACCTACAACATCTTCACCAAATATAGACTTAGCTTTCTTAATCTTGATATGTTCAACAACTGCCATCTGCTCAGAATCACTTCCATCAATTTCTTTTGATGATGAATCAGGGATAACCATTGTGCAGTCTTGAATAGGTAGAATTAAAATATTTGCTTTAGTATCATCAGATAGTTCATCAATATCAGTTGTTACATAACCATAACCATAACCCGCAGTGATAGCATCTTTGATTGAATTGTAGTATGAATTCTTTGCATTAGTTTTACTTTCAATATCTTTAATTCTTTTTTGTAATTGTCTAGAAGCATTTTG